ATTACCTGCGGACTCAAAGTTTTTAGGTGGTTTTTCACTTTTTCTTTGATCTATAAGCTCACTTTGTTGTGTAGCCTGTATTCTAGTTCTTTCGTCTTTACGATCTTCTTTTTCTTTTTCTTTTGTTTTTTGAGCTTCAACTTCCATATTCTTAAGTTGCATGTTCATTTGAAACTCTAACTGCATAAGCTCTTTTTTATGCAGAACTTCTTGTTGCATTTTTTGAGCTTCTATTTGTGCTTTCATTTGTTCAAGCTGCGCTTCTGCTTGAGTTTTAGCTTGTTCTTTTTGAACTTCAAGCTGAGCCGATGCTTGTTGGGTCTGCATATTAGCCTCTGCTTGTGCTTGTATGTTTTGCTGCGCTATTGCTTGGTCTTTTTCTAACTTTTGTTGTCTACGTATTTTTAACAACTGATTAGCTAGTTTTACGCTTTTAATTTCTCTAAGATCAATAGCGTCTGTTAACTCTATTAATTGTTGTTGAAGAGCCATTTGAATATTGTTTTCAAGCATTGCTTTTTCTTCTTCATCTGGCATTAACTCTATAAATATACCAAAGTCATATAAATGTAACTCAGACATTTCTTCAAGCGTAGCCACGTTGTGAGAGCCTATAGCTTGTATAAACGCGTTTGCCGTTGGTGAATACTCTAATATATCAGATATTCTAAGAGACAAACACTCTGCAGTTTCAGCTGTTAAATATAAACCGGCTTGTAATATATGTCTTGTTGCTGTGTTACTATTTGCTGCCGCTAATTTTTGTACACCTACTAAAGCGTTTTTATCTGGTGTACTACCATCTCTAGCTTCGTTGAGCCCGGTAGTATCTCTTATCATTTGTAAGTAATAATTATAAGTACCTATTAAGCTTTGCATTTTAGCACCACCATTGCTAGATTGTATTTCTTGTATAGGCACTTTTCCAGGATTAACATCACCTTCAGAAGTGAAACTTCGCCCAATAACACTACCTGTTTGGAAAAACATGTTTAAAGCTTCTTGTGGGTTATAGTTTGTTCCGTTACCTAAATCTATTTCAGCTAAACCATCAGCGTCTAAATAAACACCATCTGGTACTAATCTAGACATTACTTGCTGTAGCTTTAAATGTGTTAGCTGTATCATGTCGGCAAAACCAGTAATACGCTGTACTAAAGATTCTATTCTACCTTTATACATACGTGGCGCAACTATAGCGTAATTCATCTTTACTTTAGTAAAATCACTTTTAGGCCTCATCATGTTTTTAGCCATTTCCCATTTTAACAACTTATCTGTTCCTAAAATCATAGCTCCATCATACAAACACTCTATTGATCTATGCAGCTTGCCAAAGTTACCTGAATCTTCTGGTGGATTAAACGTATCGTCTTTTGGTAATATTTTATCAGCACCAGTACCGGTTTCTTTTACTTTGTAAACCTCGTTCATATATGTTTTATAATTAAAATATAAAACTTGAACTTTGTTATTGTCTTCTCTATTGTGCTCGTAACCTTGATTATAGTTTGCGTTTTGGTGATTTTTATTTTTAACTATATCTTCTAGTTCTTCGTGTTTTAAATGTGGAAATTGTTTTACTAACTCGTTTATAGGTATAGATTTTACCTCACCAACATAATATATATCATCAAAATACGGTGATTCAGTATATGAGTAAACCAAGTCAGCAGGGTCTACATATTCTACTACTACGCCTTCAGAAGTGTTAAAATTAGTTTTTACAGCGCCAATTCCTAAAACTGTTAAATCGTAATAAAATTGTTTTTTAATTAACTCGTATTTACTACCTTCAAGCAAAACGTTTATGGCTTGCTCTTCTGCTAGTTCTACAGCTTGCTTGTAAGTAAGTTGCATGTGTAGTTTTAGCTCTTCTTCTGAACTAGGCAGGGTATCAGGATCGTTTTCATATAAATCTATACCAAAAGCTTCTCCTGCAAAATCATTTAGCTCTTTAGCTCTCATATCGCTTAATATAGATTCCATGTATTGTGTACGTTTTTCTACACCGTAAGGATCTTGTGAATAAGCTTTTATATCATATGTTCTTTCCGCAATACCGTTTACAACTATATCAACAAACTTAGGTATAATAGGCACTGGTTTCCAATCTAAATTTAAATAAGACAAGTCACCATTTATAGATAATTCATCTTTATATTTTTGTATTGATTGCTCACCTCTAGCGTATAATCTTAAATTATGAAAATTATTATGATTAGTTTTATACCTGTTAGAGCCTCTATCAGTATGAAACCACTCAGTCTCAATAGCCTTAGCTACTTTCAAACCATAATCATAGCTCATTTTCTCTATGTCACTTACAACTTGAGAAGGAAAATAACTTTTTACAATCATATTTATTTTTTAATTAATTTAGATGTATTGCCTTTATTTTCATACTTAGCAATACTTATATTTAGTTTTGGCTTCTCTATTTTAGCGTTTGGTCTATACAAGTGTCTATTGTTAGCCATGATAGCTAAACCAGAACTAATAGAAGCATCATGTTTTGTTCTTTTGTTAATGTCAAATTTAGCCCAGTCATTTAATAGTTCGTTAAAATAACAATTACCAAATTGACCTTCAGCGTTCATACCCACATGACTTTGAATATACATTTCAATCGCAGCGGCGTGAGCTTGTTTTATATCTTCACTTGAGTTTGGTATACCACCTATTTCTTTTTCAGCCGTAGATAACTTGTTCCATATTTTATCAGGCCTATTCATACTAAAACCTCTGTAACCACGTCTTCTTAAATAATACAATAGACGAGGTTTGTTATTTTCCGCAAGTATAGGCATCCCATAAAATACTAATGCCATTAGAACGTCTTCAAAGAACATCTCTGCGGTCTGAGGCCTTGCTAAATACTCTAAGAAAAAAGTATTGGCTGGCGCGTCTTCCATGCTGAACTTAGTCAAACCATGTAAAGCACCTTTAGAACCTTTACCATCTACAGTGCCTGATATGTCGTAACTATCACAACCAAAAGCACCCATATGTTCATTGCCAGGCCATTTAACACCATTTT